CCCTTACGGGCTTAATCGGTCACATGTGACCCTGAGACAAAAACCTCTCAGCGGTTACAGACTGTCAGTTCTTCACTGCCCCGAAGCTACGGCCCACGGTCACCAACGCGGTTGTTAACTCAATAGCGGACCGGGATTGTCAGTTGAAGGTAATATAATATACAATGATAAAAACTACCTCTCAATGGCTTTTCAGAAGCAACAACTTCCTATCTCTTTTGAGATGGTTAGCTGTGATTCTTGGACTACCTACGCACTTGCATGGGGATTGTAAAATCTTCGTGTCACGTGTGTGTCACTTGCGAGATTACTCTGGTTCGAAATACACTATTCAGATTCTTAAAGAGTCTCATAGAATTTTAGCCAAATATCTTGCAGGAGAACCAGTACAATCAGCTGAAATAGTTGGTTGTGGTATATCAAAATTAGGCTTACCTCGGATTCTCCCTACTTCCTTTAGAAAGGAAATAGAGTCGGGATCTTTGGAAACTATCCGATTTTCCTTGACTATATTGTCTTTTTATAGAGCAATGTATCAAGTACCGGAGATGAAACTTGGTACGATTACGGATCCAGCTAAATTAAGCTTGGACGGTATCGTAAAATCCTTCGCGAGTGACTTCCCTATTTTATTAGGGTGGTTAAAGGCGGAAGGTATCAAGTTGCCAAAATTAGGTAAACCATCATACCAATTTATTCACAGTGCAGGTCCAAATGGACAAGCTACTATCGGTGCTGGATTAGATGCCCTAGCCATTATGGTTAGGTTTCCTCGAATATTATTATTCGGATGGTCAATGGGAGCAAGCTTTGCGCTGCTCTTCATCATCAATCTAGCTTTGATATACGGATTTATAATCCTTATCACTTTACCTTTTAAACCACTACCCGCTCTACTTCTTGGGAAATTATCCCTAAAGGAAGAAGCAGCTGGGAAAGTAAGAGTATTCGCCATTGCAGATTATTGGACGCAGTCTTTTATGAGACCACTCCATAATTGGGCATTTGATATTTTACGTCAAATCCCGCAAGACGGTACTTTTGACCACCGAGCGAAAGCTAAGGAGGTTGGTAATCGGTTGAAAGAGACAGGTAACCCTGCTTATTCATTAGATTTAACTGCAGCTACGGATCGTTTCCCGGTTCGAATTCAGGAGTCAATCCTGTCCTTCGTATTTGGGGCACATTTCGCGAGTCTGTGGAAATCTGTCTTAGTAGATCGTAGTTACTTCCTTAAAAAGGAAAACCAGTCATATAAGTACGCTGTAGGGCAACCTATGGGTGCTTTATCTTCGTGGGCTATATTTGCTCTATCGCATCATTTTGTGGTGCAATGGGCTCATTATAGGACAGGAGGACAAAACTGGTTTCACGATTATGCCATCATTGGTGATGACGTAGTAATTATGAATACCAAAGTTGCCGAACAGTATTTAGTAATCCTAAACCATTTAGGTGTAGGGATATCAATGCATAAGTCTTTAACTTCGACATCCGGAGTATTTGAGTTTGCAAAACAAATTCATTACAAAGGAATAAACCTGAGTGCAATTAATCCTAATGAGGCTATTAAGGCCTTTAAGGATGATGCATTTATGGTGTCGTGGATCGAAGATCTAGTGCAGCGAGAATTCCAGCCTGATTTGATTAGCGTTGCTATATCATCTCTTCGGTATTCTAGACATGGTAAGGTATCTCCCTATCGTAAGATTGGAAGTTTACCTTATTGGTCGAGACGAATAATGATAGCACTTACTTCTCCTTTTGGACCATATCCTGTGATCGCCGATAAATGGATTGACATAAATAGTCAATCAATTATCGATCTGGCAAATTCGTTGATACCGAGAAATCGGTTACAATCAAAATTTGCAGGTGATTCAAGGGTAGCAAATGCTAACCTTAAATTGATAACACAGGAATGGGACCAGTTCTGTTGCCACAGCTTAGCAACCTTTTTACAGGCTGTTGAGTCGGCATCCCAGCTTACGCTAGGGTTCCTGGAACAGACTTGGTTCGAGAAGTTAATAGGATG